TCAGGTATTTCTTCACGAGGAGCCAGTACCCGCCGCCGAGTTCCAGCCGGAGGCTTTCCGGTTTTCGATACCACTGAGTCATAGCGCCCCTTTGAGCAGGCGGGCCGAGAGTTGGCCCTGATCGATCCGGACGTCGGCGAGCTTCCGCCGCGTCGGGATCCCGTCCGGGTTATGGATTTCGAGCGTCAGCGGCGACTGGGTAATCCGGAAGGCGTCGACCCCGTCGACGGCCGCGGAAAAGTGGTCGCCTTCCACACGCCAGCGCCCGAGCGTCGCGGCGACCTGGTAGCCGAGCCGCACGGACGCCGACGGGCCTTCGATGACAATCCGGTGTCCCGAGCCGACGACGGCCACGGGCTTAGGCGATACCCGAAACCCACGAAGTGCCATTCCAGTGGGCCGTGCTGCCGTCGCCGAGACGGACGTACATGCCCGTCGTCCACGCGGTGTTGGGCGTGGCGGTCAGGCCGGTCATCGCGGCGAGATTGGACGGCGCCATCGCGCCGGCCGGGGAGAACGTGCCCGGCGCCGCCGTGCCGCTCGCGCCCGTGGCGACGACCATCGAGGATCGCGTCCACGCGCCGTTCGCCACGAAGTTGCCGTCGATGGTGACAGCCGAGCTGATGCCGCCTTTGATGCTGGCGTCGAGATGCGCGGGACCTTCCCAGCCCTGATTGCTGAGCGCGCCGTACGGCCAGTAGGCGAGGTAGCACCCCGTGTCGCTGTCGGCCGCGTCGAAGAGGACATCGGTGAGGCGGTCGCCGAACGCCGTGAACGTGCCCGAGATATCTTTGAGGCCCATCACGTACGTCTTGTTGGGCGAGCCCAGGGCACTGGTCTCGACCTTGTCTTTAGCGAAATTGAACGAAACCTCACTCACATTTCCGACGGCCACGTAGGCATCGCCCGCGTTCATTTTGAGCGCGAGAATGCCTTCTTTTCCGTGGGTACCGGGATTATTGACGGGAGCGGCGGGTGCGGGCATCGGCGTTCTCCTCTATGCAAGCGGGTGGATGTCTTAACGGCCGGTGACGGTGAGGCCGGCGCGTTCTACCAGTTCAATCAGGGCGTTTGTCATCAGCGCGCGTCGCCGCACAGCAATGTCGACAAACGAAGCAGTGTTCTTGTGTGGGGGCATCGCGCCCGTGTTCTTCCGGGCGCCCGACCACGGCCGTTTCCGGTTCTTGGTGGAGCCGTTCCACGCGCGTTGCGCGGTCCCGTACTCGAAAATCCAGGCGTGCCGCGCCGTCGAGCGGACGCGCGCGAGGCCGTGGACTTCGGAGGACTCGTAGTCGACAACGACGTGACTCTTCAGGTTGCCGGTGCCGGTACTCGGATAGGACGTTTCGATTTGCCGCGCCGCTTCGGTCGCGTGCGCGTGGACGATGGCGGTCCCTTCGTGGACTAGCTCCGGCGGCAGGTTCTTCAGGGCCTCTTTCAGATCGTCGAGCCCTTCGAGGGTCAGCGCGTTGGCTCTCACTTGCGCCCCCGCACTTCCACGGCCGACAGCACGAGTTCCCGATCGCGTTCGTCAACGTTGGACACGGCCTGGACTTGCAGGACGCGACCCTCGTGGACCAGCTGCGTCTCCAGCGTGATGCCCGGGTGATAGCGCCCGCGGACGAGGAACGCCGCTTGCCCGTCGACGACGGACGCGCCGACCGATTGCAAGGCGCAGAACCAGACGGCCGGGTCGGGCGCCCCCGCGGGCGACTGGAGCGCGACGCGATGTCGGTATTCGCCAGAGCCCATCACGCCACCGTCGGATCGCGGTACATCCCGAGCGCGGGCCGGAGGACATCCCAGATATGGCCATCGGTGGCGGTCGTGTCGTCGCCGCGATGGTCGTAGAGGTACGACGTGAGCAGCAGGATCGCGTGCTTGACCATGCGCGGAGCCGTCGTCGGCGTCCACGTCTCATCGGCCGCGGTCCCGAGATAGGCGAGGACCCACTCTTCGGCCGCGTCCAATTTCTGCTGGACGTCGGCGTCGAGGGCGGCGTCAGAGATGTGCGTATGCGTCTTCGCCTCTTCGACGGTCAGCAGCGGGCCGGCGAGCGTGACGCGGGAAAAGGACAGCGCCATCACGCGGCCTCCGGTTCCGGCTCAGGTTCCGGCGTGGGGGCCGGAGGCGTCGGGGCCGTCGGCGCCGGCGAAGCGGTCTCACGCATCGCCAGGGCTTCGAGGCTGTAGTACTGGCTTTGGAGAAAGGGCGAGTCGCCGCCAGGCACCGGGCCGAGACCGAAGTACTTCAGCCGCGCTTCGTTCGGCGACATGGCGCCGGCGCTGATGGCGTCGTGCGCCGCTTTCGTTTTCGTCGCCGTGTCCATCCAGATCAGGTCGTCCAAGTCGAACTCCGTCCCGTAGGGCGCGGGGAGCTCGAGGCCGGTGTCGAGCGCGTTCTCAATCGCGTTGAGATGCGTCTGCAGACACTGCGAGTGGTACTGCAGCGTCGACGCTTCGTTGTTCGCGTAGGGCGGCTGTTGGCTGGAATCGACCATCGAGATCGGCACACCGAAACAGCCCGCGATGGTCTTGGCCGTCCAGCCGGCTTGTTCGATCCACTGCGACTCAGCGGCGGACGTGCCGACGGCCTCGTACTTCATGCCGTTCCCGACGATGGCCGTCTTGCCGGCGCCCAGGTTGTGCCAGGTCTCGGACAGCCGCTGCGCCGTGGCCGCGTCAATCTCCGTCGGGGCGACGAGCATTCCCGACGGCCGGCCGCCACTCGTGAAGAACGACGTACTGGCCACTTGCATGGCGAGCCCCTGACTCGCCGCCCCGCCGCACGCATACAGCGGCGACAACCCGACGAGCGGATGGAAGGCGCAGTTCCATCGGTCGTGGATCAGTTCCTTCGCCGGAACGACCAGAGGCCCGCCATTCGTGGGAATGCCGGCGAGGTCATTCGTCTGCAGCTCGTAGTAGACCGCGCCATCCGGCGCCACGAGCGGTTTGACCCGGCACGGGTCGAGCACATAGAGCGCCGTGACGACGTTCCGATCGTCGCGCTCCTTGAGGACGTAGGTGTTCCCCCAGAGGAGCTTCGAGAACATCCACGACTCGAAGAACTGCGCCGGCGTTTGGTACCGGTTCGGCGAGCGGAGCACCGGCGAGAACGCCGGGCTCGTCGTCTCGTGCCAGATCCCGTTGGCATCGATCGCGACGAGCCGGCACGGCAGTTTCCCGATGTCTGACGCGATCAGCGAGACACAGCGAAACACGACCGGATTGGCGAGCGCCGTCTCGAGGCGGAGCTCGTCGTTCTTCTGCCAGGCCCCGGTGTACGGTTCGCGGACAATCGGCATCCACGCGCCAGACCCAGGCGGCGCGGTCGCTCCGCCCGGTGCGAACACCATGCGGAGCGATTGCCGAATGGACGCGATCACGCCCACGAGTGGTTAGCCCTTGCCGCGGGTCGCGGGAGCTTCCACGCCAGCACCGGTGGGCGAGGGCCACGCGGTCGCCGTCAGGTACTTGACGGCGTTCGGGTTCGCCTTCGCCCAGTTGATGAACCGCTCCGCGCGGAGGCCGATGGTGTTCGTCTGCCAGAGCGAGACATACACCGTGGTCGCATCCGCCGGCGAGGCGGGCGCGGAATCCATTTGCAGCGAGGCCTCCTGCGAGGCGTCGATGCTCACGCCGCCATCGTCGGCATACAGCACGAGGTTGGGCTGCAGCGCGATGACGTTGGTCCCGGCGGCCTGACTCGTGACAAACGTCAGCCCCTTGTAGGTGCCGCCGTTGATCGTGACGCCGGGAAACTCTGGTGACCCGTCGAGGTTGGTCCGGAACGTCAGGGACAGCGCGTTGGCCGCGCTCATGATGAACGTCACGCCCCCGACCGCGATGTTGTTCGTCGCGAAGTGGTTGATGAGGCCCATGATGTCGGCCAGCGGGTTCGTGGTTGCGGCCGCCGTCGGCGCCCCGTTGGTAATCGACGCCGGATTGACGCCCGTCACCGCCGCCACGGCGGGGTCGATGAACTGGGAGTCCAGGAACTGGGCAATCCCCGCGATCATGTCGGCGCGCACGAGGGCTTCCGCGCTCGGGTTCGACAACATCACCAGTTCCTTCGTCAGGACGATGATGCCCGCGGCCTTCGACACGCCCAGCGAGGTCGTCGAGAATGCGAGTTTCGTGACGGGCTTCGGCTTCGCCTCACCGACCCAGCCATAGGTGCCGCCCGCCGTCTGGGTCGGCACTTTCGTGTTGAACGGGACCTGACGCAGCCCGGGAATCTTGCCCAGGATGGTCGCCGGCCGCAGAAGTTCGATGAACTCGTTGCTGATGTTCTGATTGACCAGCGGAGACGCCCAGGTCGCGTCGGTCGTCGTGCCCGCGGCGACAGCGGCCTTGAGGTACAGCGCGACTTCCGGCGTGTCCTTCCACCGGTCTTCGGCGTACGCGATGGCGTCGCGGTCGTTGCCCTTGGTCATCAGCTTGGCGCAGGCGGCGCGGACAAACGCGGTCCCGAGCGGCACGTTCGACTTGACCGTGATGGACGGGTACGTCACCCGCAGCGACGACGGCGGTGGGGCCGGCACGGCGACCGCGGCGGCGATCTGCAGCTTCTCGTGTTCACGCCAGCGGCCGAGATCCGCGTCGATGCTCTTGACCTGCAGCGACAGGCCATCGTGCTCTTCGGCCGGTTCGGCCTCGAGCGTCTTGTTCTCGCCCGCCGCGAGCTCCATGATCTCGGTCATGCGTCCCGCCAGGGCCGCGCGTTTATTTTCGAGGTTCTGAATGTGTTCCGAGATCGTCTGCTTCATGACAGGTTTCTCCGGGCGGCTCGGTGCCGCCAGTGACTTCACCAGGCGAATCGTGGCGTTCTGGTTTGCGGGAATGGTGACGAGCGAGAGCTCGCAGATTTCAGTGCGGAGGAGTTGGCGGACGCCGGGCCGGATGTGCTTGATCGCGCCGTCGAGGATGCGAAACCCGATCGAGGCGCCGGAGAGCACGCCGGCCTTGAGCATTTGCCAGACGTCGTCGGTGCGCGTCTTGAGCGGGCCGTCGTCGGCGAGCGTCGGCAAGATGGCGTCGAACGCAATCCCGTCAGGCGTAACCTTGAGGGTCGCCGTCCCGATCGGGTGTTTGTCGTCGTGGTGAAGAAGCAGGGGTACCGGGTTGCGGAACGTCACGCCGGCCGGGTCGAGCATGTCGCCCTGGCGGTCGAGTTCGGGCGTCGACGCAATGCCGGAGATTCTCCGGCCGGCCGTGTCCAGGCCTTTGACGTCGAGCAACGTGTAGGCCCGTTCCACGGGGAACATTTCGCCAGAGCGGCGAACGGGCGCCTACTTTGTGTCACAGAACTCGGTGTGTCAGGTCAGGTCACACCTTCGCCGGCGGCTCGCGGCACGCCTTCACGATCGCCTGGCGGAACCAATCCGCCAGCGCCATCCGCGCCTGGTTCGCTCGCTTCTCACTGAGGTCGTACTGCTTCGCCGCGAGTCGGAAATGCACATCGACCGATATGTCGGTGGGATCCACGCGCGGCCGCCCCGGGCGGGGTTTCACCCGACCACCAGCATCTGGTACGACGGTGTCACGGTCGCCGCCTGGCGTTGCATGAGATCCACGGCCATGATGAGTGCCACGACGCCGTCAATCCGCTCGGTCGACTTCGTCTTGGACGGTTTCAGGTTGCCGGCCGGGTCCGTCTCGACCGCCACGTTGCTCACGTTCCACCGCAGCAGCGGATGCCCGTCGTGACGCAGCCGTCGCGACAACACCGCCTGCTCGAGGGCCTTCGTCGGCGACGACAGCGACGCGAATCCCTGACGCATCGAGACGCAGACGAGTCCATCCTGTTGCTGCAGCCGGGTGACGAGGTCGGTCGCGTTCCATGGGTCAAACGCAATCATCTGCAGCGCGTAGTCCTTCGTCCAGCCCTGCAATGTCGCGCGGATCGTGTCGTAGTCGACGACCGCGCCCGGCGTGGCCGTCAGAAACCCTTGCCGCGCCCATTCGTCGTACGGGACATGGTCCCGCCGCGAGCGTTCGAGGATCCGTTCCTTCGGCACGAAGAACTG